TTAAACTTATCTCTTATTAAGTTAGAAATATAATCCATAAAACCACCGTCTCTGTTATATTCTGTAAATGTTTTACCTCTAAAAACTTCTAATATTTTTTTCTGTTGTGCAAAGAAATTATTTAACCATTCATCTTCCATTACGTCTGGATATATGGCCACTAAATCTTTATACTTCGGGTCTTTAGATATATCTTCAGGACATGTATATCTAATTTTATCTTTTAATGCTCTTCTTATAATCCATAGTGAGGCATTTTCTTGTTTTGCTGTGACTTGTGCGTCTAATTGTTTTACTGACTTCTTACCTGTTTCTATAAATCTTATCTTGTATTCTTTTAATACAAAGTCAGCAGATTTTTTAGCACCATTCTTAACTACTGCCTGATACTTTTTATCTATAGTAGGCAATACTCTTTTTAGATTGTCTGGCGACATCTTTATAATGTATGTTTTTGATTTAGTTACTGGAGAATCATCACCATAATAGGCGCCCTCTACCATTAACTTTAATAGAGAAGTAAACTCACTCTTTAAGTTTGAGGGTACGTGTTGTAATAACTTTGATACTGTTGCTATATTGTATGCCATAACTTTCTTATACCATATTTATAAGAAAGAGGCAAGTAAATTATATGTTGTTGCACCATAGAAATTTAGGAATACCACCGTTCATCTCCCAAACTCTATTTTTATTCTGAAATTTTACTAATTTATCTGCGTCTTCCTCAAAGAAATATGTTCCTATTATATTATTTGTAGGTTTTTCTTTTACTTGCCAAATAATCTTACGACCTCTCTTAACCATCTTTTTAGAATAGTGTAGTTTATCGTAGTCTTTATCAGCCTTTGGTCTTCTATCAGATTTACTAAATCTTACTTTTTGTGTCTTAGCCATTATACTTTAAAATCTGAAAACTTATCATAAGGATTTACTTCCTTTTTCGTTTCAGTTCCTTTATCTACTATATTTTGTGCGTTGTTTTCTACATCATATAATTTCATTTTTGATCTATCTACACCTAGAATAAATGATCTATGAAAAGAAGGATCATTATATCTATTCTTTAACTGTTTTACTTTCATCTGGCCTAGTTGTTCTAGTTCTTCATTTGACATCAAGGCAAACATAAAGTCAGCAGTTGCCGGAAGACCAAATGATTCAGACGTATCTTCTAAACCAATATCTGTAGAAACAAAACCAGTTCTAGTTGTTTGTGTAGCACTGAATATAGGTAGATCAAACTCTACTGCTAGACCTCTTAATTCTTCAGCGATGGCTTTAATATAAAAATAAGATGATATATTACCACCTTTAAATCTACTTGATGAACATATGTTTAAATAATCAATAAACACCACTTGTGGTTTAAAAGATTTCTTTAATGCAAGTTCATTTAACAATGCTCTAAAGTGACCACTATGAGCAGAAGCTGTTGGATATTCTTTGATAATTAATTGACCTTTAGTTTTATCTTGTACTTTTTTTAGTCTATCATTATATACATCTTTAGGTAAGGCATGTAAATCGTCCATAGTTACATCTAATAAGTTAGCGTCTATTCTTTCTGCAATTCTTTCCTCTGCCATTTCTAAAGTTATGTACAATACATTTTGGCCTTGTGCAAGAAAACTAGCAGCTACGTGACACATAAACAAAGATTTACCAACACCTGTACCTGCAAGAGCAATGTTTAATGTTTTACTTGGTACACCACCTTTGGTAATCTTGTTGAAATAACTTAAATCAAATTGAAACTTTTTCTCTTTAGTGTGATACCATTTATATCTTTCATCACTATCATTTAAATAATCGTGACCAATATGATTGTCAAATGATACTGCTAAGGCGTCAGCCAATATACTTGGTATTGCCTCTGGCGATCTTTCTTTATCTTTCTTATCTAGTATTTTAATACCCTCTAGTACTGCGTTATGTACTGCTCTGTCTTTACAAAACTTTTCTGTAGTATCTACTAACCAATTTTGATCAACGTCTTCAGGATTTAATACTTCTAATAAATCTTTTACTGATCTAACTTCTTCATCGTTAAGGTCTTTTCTGTTACCCATTTCAACGAGTACAGTTTCTTTAGTAGGAAGATTATTATATTTTGCAATGAATTTATATATTTCTGCAAATAAGATATGTTCTTCTCTTTTAGAAAAATATATATCTTTTAAGAAAGGTATTGACTTTCTCATGTACGGCTCATTGTACATTAAGTTTCTTAATATTGTTTGTTCTATTCTTTCGTTATTCACCAAACTCTACCTTTCCATCATTTAATTGTTGTTCCATTACTTCTATTAATATGTCACCAATAAAATCTATAAATTCTTGGTTGTCTATATCTTTTGATTCTGGATTAGATAGTATATCATAATCAAACTTCATTGGCAAGGTACCATCTGCCTTTTCTTCTTTGGCAAACCTAACCTTACCGTATTTGTAGATTACGTTACTGTATTTTGGATCAAGTAATTTTATGGCCGTGTAATCTGCACCTGTCTTTTGTGCAAAAACATACCTTTTATTCTTCGTCTGATCCGTATTTGAATTTTTTGTTGGCGTATTCATCTATTTGTTGTAATATCTCCTTTGTAAAATACTTTTCTGGATCGTCATTGATAGATTTACCAAACACTTTACCTTGTGGTGTTTCAAACCTTGTTGATACTTTCTTAAAGATACCAGCTGCTTCAGCCATATCCAAAAGACCATAATGTTTATCAAGTCCGTGTTTGTAGGTTAATTTAACGTCTATCATGGCGTTTTCTTTTGTTAATCTAGATTTGTAATTTTTACAATGTATAATATTACCAACTACTTCGGTACCGTCTTTTTCTTTACGTTTACTTAAATAGATGATTGATGAGGCAGCGTATTTTAATCCTGAACCACCTCCCATTTCTTTTTGAGGGAACATTGAACCAATAACATCATACGTATGATTGGTCATAATCATAGGTATATTTGCTTTACCTAGTTTCAATGTCAAAACTCTAAATGTTGACTTGACTATTTGTGATCTAGTCATGTCTCTTGTTTCTTTACCAGCAGCCGTGTCTTCCATTTCTTTTGTAGTAGATAACATACCTAAACTATCTAATACAAACATCATAGGTTTTCTTTTCGCCTCTGGTTGTTCTAAATATTTGTCTATAATTCTTATTGATTGATTTCTAAATTCTTGTACTGTAGCAACTGGTACTACAACCATTCTTTTACCATCAACACCACGACTTTCAATCATGTCTTTTGATACGGCACTTTCTGATTCAAAATAGATAACACCTGCGTCTTTGTCTTTATCTAAAAATGCTTTTACAATACCTAATGCAAAGAAAGTTTTACCTGTAGCAGCCTCACCTGCTATAGCAGTAATCTTATTTGCTGGCATACCACCGTATATTGATCCTGATAATAGAGCGTTAAATGAATACGAACCTGTGTCTACAAAACTTGTAACATCACTATCCATACCATCGCTTACTAAGCCTGCATACTCATTACCACTTTCTTTAATTATATCTTTTAAAAAATCACTCATATTGTCTCCTTAATTATCACTTACTATAACATATCCGTTCAATCTTGTCAAGCTTGTATTGTTTTTACTGCTTTAAATTTAATCTTTATAGGTTTAGGCTCACCCTCGTTCCATAACCTATATTTTTTGTCTTGTGGTACCCAATCTTTAGGTGGTTTTTCAAATTCAGATTGGTCAATCTTATTCCATAATGTATCTCTTAACTCGTCACCAGATTTACCATTTGTAAATGCAAAGTTTGATTCTACGTTAGAACAAACCTCACATAGTTTCTCCCAATTGTACTCTCTTGTACGTTGAAAGTCCCAATATTCTTTTAAGTCTTTGTATGATTCCTCTGAAATAGCCATTATCTTATTATATCTATTTTTGCGTCTGGTGTCCATACCTCTAACTCACTCCTTAATCTATCTTCTTGTTTCAGTTTGTTATAACGAGACTCAGCCTTTTTCTTCCACCAATCTATTATATTATTTAGGTTAAATTTATCCCAATTCTCACCTTTAATAATCTCTGTCTTGTTATCTTTTACTATATCTAGATAGTTCTTAATACCATAGTCACTAACATAATATCTTTTTCTTTCAGTTAGTTTCTTAGCATTACTTATAGTTGTATTAAATCTTTCTAAATTACTTTTGTCTAAACTTCTTTTTACTAAACCAATAATGGCTGTAGTTAGTTTTAACTTTCTACTAGAGGCGTCATCTTTAATAAGTTTACCTACATTGTTTTCAACAAACGTTGCAAGGTCATGGAAAGGTTTACCATGTATCAAAGGTATAAAATCACTATCAGTTAAACCTTTATATCTTAAATATGGTTTCATACCATCATATTGACTAGATGATTTACTATTACCATATAAACTTGTAGTCTCAAACAATGATAAATTCATACCATATTTTGCATTTAATTTTTCTCTTATTGTGTGACTACAACATATGGCAGCCAATAGTTTACCACCTAGATAATTAAAACCAAAAGGTTGAGTTGGTACTATTACAAATCCCATAATAGAAGTCTTATTAAAACTTACTAATTCTGGTACGTGAGTTAACAAATCGTTTCTTGGTTTCATGTTTATAACAGGAGAACCACATCTTATAAAACCTACCCACTGACCACTATTCTTTTCTCTTACTGCAATCTTTAAATTTTTACCAGGTACACTTGACATATTAGTATGAGAAGAAGTCATGTTTAATAATGTATCATATGTTTCATTATCTGGCTCTAGTATTTCAAAGTCCATATCTTTAGGCGACATATCAAAATTAGAAAATATACTACCCTCTAGACCCATACCAGGCAAAGCAGATGGTACATCTACTATTTGAGATAACTTTTGATCTCTCATATATTCATCTATACGA